TTTATATGTGCGGCGTTATCGCGAAGGCAGGGAAAGACATACGTGGCTAACATAATTGGCCAAGTAGTGTCGCTAGTACCCGGCTCCAATATTCTAGTTATGTCGCCCAACTACTCACTCTCCCAGATCTCGTTTGATTTACAGCGAATGCTGATAAAGCATTTTGCCCTGGAAGTAACTAAGGACAACATAAAAGATAAAATTATTCAAATGGAGAACGGAAGCACCATACGTATGGGTTCCGTTAACCAAGTGGACTCTACCGTTGGGCGGTCATACGACCTGATTATATTTGACGAGGCTGCTCTAGCTGACGGTCGAGAAGCTTTCAACGTAGCTTTGCGACCCACCCTAGATAAGCCTGGTAGTAAAGCCATCTTTATCTCAACGCCTCGTGGCAAGACGAACTGGTTCAGTGAGTTTTACGATCGTGGGTTTAGTGACGAGTTTCCTGAGTGGATATCTATCAAAGCTACGTGGCAGGATAACCCTAGAATGAGTGAAGCGGATGTTGCTGAAGCTAGACGCAGCATGAGCGCTGCTGAGTTTAAGCAAGAGTACGAAGCTGACTTTAATCAATTTGAAGGTCAGGTTTGGACATTTGACTACGAGAACTGTACAGCTGACCTTCGCGACCTGGATACGTCTAAGATGGACATTATGGCTGGCATGGACGTCGGAGCTAAAGACCCTACTGCTTTCTGCGTAATAGCCTATGATTGGGATAGCGGGAACTACTATGTGCTTAAGGATTACTTGAAGGCGGATAGCAGCACTGCTAAGCACGCTGAGGCACTTACGCCCATAATTGATAAGTATGAGATCGACTATATCTACATAGACTCGGCCGCTTTGCAGACTCGCCTAGACTTAGCTCAGAGCTATGATATCAGCACCATTCCAGCAAAGAAGTCGATTATCGACGGGATTTCTGCGGTTTCTGCGATTGTTGATAACAACCGACTCATAGTCGACCAACGATGTCACCATGTCCTATCTTGCCTAGACGCGTATCAGTGGGACCCTAATCCTAACTTGATTCGTGAGAAAACGAAGCACAACGATGCTTCGCATATGGCGGATGCACTACGATACGCTTTATATTCTTTTACAACTACCATGCGGGAAGTGTAGACCGTAGAAAAATTCTATTTGACTTTGGAAATTAAATAGGCTATAATGTTAGTCTATTTAAATTTTAGGGTAGAATTATGAGGTACACGGACGAAGAATTACTTGAACAGCTAAGAGATTTAGCATTGACGTTGGGCAAGTCTCCCAGCGCTGTTGACGCTAACGCGAATCCAAACATAGCTAATGTCAGCACGTACATGACTAGGTTCGGTAGTTGGTCAAAAGCAAAAGAATTAGCTGGAATAACAACACCTAATAAATTTGGGGCTAAAACCGACGAAGACCTGATTAAATCTTTAGCTGCATTCTATGATAAAAATGGAAGGCACCCAAAGCTAAGAGAATGCAGGGCTGAGAATGGATTATTTGGGCCTAATACCTATAAAGATCGTTTTGGCGGTTGGGATAAAGCTTTAGAAGCTGCTGGGTTATATAACGATAATCTTCGTACAAATCAAGTTTCAGATTCCTGGCTACTAGCAAGTCTTTCTAGATTCTACGCGGAAGAGGGGCTAGCCCCTAGACATGAAGACTGCAATGACTCTAATAGATATTTGTATTTAAAGTCACACATGGTATATGTTAGAAGATTCGGGGGTTTCAGTGAAGCATTAACCTTGGCCGGAGTACCATTAAACATCCCTAGCGCCTCAATACTAGAGAACGATTTTATAACAGAAATAACTAAACTTACTGGTATTACTAATATTATCAGAAGTTATGTACTATCTGATAACACACAGATAGATGCATACTTCCCCGACTATGGAATAGGTATAGAGGTGAACGGGTTATATTGGCATTCTACTTCTGTGGGAAAGTCAAAAGATTATCATATAAATAAAACAATTAGAGCAGCTGAGGAGCACATAAAATTAATCCACGTGTGGGAACACGAATTAATAAACAAGAGGTCTATAGTACTTTCTAGATGCTTAAATTCCCTAGGTTTTAGCAACCGTATTTTCGCCCGTAATTGTTTAATAAAGCAAATAGAAGTTAATGAAGCCAGAGCATTCTTAGACGCAAGCCATACTCAAGGATATTGTGCGTCCTCAATAAAGCTGGGACTATTTAACTATGATATTCTAGTAGCTGTTATGACCTTTGGTAAAAGTAGGTTTTCAAAAGTGGCTGATTGGGAACTTTTACGTTACGCGTCTGAGTGCAATACTACAGTGGTTGGCGGAGCGTCAAAATTATTTAAACACTTTCTAAAACAATGTAACGAGCCTATAGTTTCATACTGTGATTTACGCTGGGGTAGTGGACAAATGTACGAATCTTTGGGGTTCAATTTCTCCCATGTCTCTGACCCTAGTTACTTTTACTTTAAAGGTTATAATATAAAATCTCGCTATGAATTCCAGAAGCATAAATTAAGTGGTGTTCTTGCTACTTTCGATCCAGCTAAAACTGAGTGGGAAAACGTAAGAGATAATGGGTACCACAAAGTATATGACTGTGGAACTGCTGTATTTATTTATATACCATAGAAATTTAGAGTTTGACTTAACATGGGTATTGAGGTATAATTTTCTTATCATGGAATTAAAACGAGAACCAACAAAATACGTGCGGGACAGAGCTAAAGCTAAGTACGCAAAAGGCCCTTCCTGCGAGATATGTGGGGCAGCGAGCAAGTTAGACTTTCATCATTATTACAGCGTTAATACGCTAATCAACAACTGGATACTTAAAGTAGGTGTTAACCCTAACGACGTGCTAGAGTGGCGAGACAGGTTTATTTCGGAACATATTGCAGAACTGTACGATCATACAGTAACACTATGCCATAAAGACCATCTACTACTTCACTCGATTTACGGAAAAGAACCTCCTTTATTTACTGCTACAAAGCAAATCCGTTGGGTGCAGATAAAAAGGGAAAAGAATGGGCTGGGTATCAACGGTAATAAATAAATTAAACCCCTCACAACACCTAATCGGTGGAGGGCCTAGTGCAGAAGAAGGCTCTAAAGAGCCTACTATGACGTACCAGCAAGGGTACGAAAAATTAGAAGTTGTCAACCGTGGCGTCAACATGATTGTGGATGACGCTGCACAGATTCCTCTTTGGGTAGGTGACCCTGTAAAAGGTGCAACGCCTCAGTTTAAGGGAATGAGAAAGGCTAAATTAGACCTGCTCCTTAACTTCGAACCTAACCCTTTTCAGGACATAAACAGCTTCAGACGTAATCTCTTTATAGATTACCTTATTGATGGAAATATTTTTATATACTTCGATGGTGCTCACATGTATCATCTACCTGCTTGCAAGATGAAGATAGTAACCGACTCAATCACTTACATCAGCAAGTATACTTATAACAGAGAAGTGGACTACAAGCCTAGCGAAATAATCCACATAAAAGAAAACTCTTTTGACTCTATATATCGTGGTACCTCCCGGCTGAGACCCGCTCTAGAGACATTGCAACTTCTTATGGCCATGAATGCTTTCCAGAAGAACTTCTTCAAAAACGGAGCAGTACCTGGCCTAGTAATAAAAACACCAGATACGCTCTCCCAGAAAGTTAAGGACAGACTTATAGCCTCGTGGAAGTCTAAGTATAACCCACTTAGCGGCGGTAGAAGTCCACTTATTCTAGACGGTGGAATGTCCGTGGAAACCATAACAACTACCAGCTTCAAAGAACTTGACTTCGAGAATTCAATAGTATCTAAAGAGTACAAAGTACTGAAAGCTCTAGGAGTACCACCAATACTTTTAGACTCGGGCAACAACGCAAACTTGAAGCCTAACGTCAGACTTTTTTACCTTGAAACAGTTATACCAATAGTTAAAAAGCTAAACGCTGGATTTGAAAGACAGTTCGGTTACAGAGTGGAAGAGGACGTTACACGTCTCCCTGCTATGCAACAAGAAATGTCAGAACAAGCAGGTTACTTTAGTACTCTGGTTAACGGCGGAATAATTTCCCCAGCCGAAGCGAGAAAAGACTTAGGCCTACCAGAAATAGCAGGCCACGACGATCTGAGAATCCCAGCAAACATAGCAGGAAGTGCAGTAAACCCCAGCACTGGAGGACGACCTAATGAAAATGAATAAAGTAGAAGTATCCGCAGCCCTAGTAGCATACTTTGTGAAGCGCGGAAATGTTCCTAGTTGGGCGGCATATGTAGAAGATGCTGACGCTGGAATCGCCCCAATTCCCCACCATGTTGTAAGGCAAACTCTCGGCTCTTGGGGTCGTGTAGCAGAACGCGTAAAAGAATTTGAACCTGAATCATTTGCTCTGATCGGCGCTGAAGTAGTTGCTCCTGTAGTTGCTCCTGTAGTTGCTCCTGTAGTTGCTCCTGTAGTTGCTCCTGTAGTTGCTCCTGTAGTTGCTCCTGTAGTT